TCATTACCTCTAATAGGAATATAAAAATCTTCCAACATATTTTGTTGGTTGTATTTTAAATTATACTCACCGGTATTAGGATCCATAAGAGGTGTTCTCTTCATGGTACTAATAGTTTTTTGCATGAAATTTTCTACTTCATTAGGAGGAATAGAACCAACATTAATATAGAAAATGCGTTTTTCTGGGGCGCGCGCAATACGGTGAATAAGCATTGCATCTTCCATTAAAACGTATTGTTTAAATAATTTACGGGCAGGCTCTAAATAAGAACGTCCATATGGAAGATAGTTTACATCTGTCATTAAACGGAAATGAGCCATTTCATAATTATCAAAATAAATAGCATTTTCATCTTTTCTACCATTAGTTGAACCATATGCGTTTGGAGTACCATAATAACCAGTACCACCAGCATATCCATCAGGACTAAATTTAAATCTTACAGCTGCTGGGTTATTTCTTTCATATCCCTCTTCTCGCATAATGTGATATGCTGTATAAGGGATAACGTTATATACACCAAATTTTTCAGCTATTTCTAATTTTAAGAAAAAATCACCATACTTACACATTTGACGAATCCATGACCATAAATTAAATTCAATATTTAATACGTCGTAGAATAAATTGTATAATATCTTTTGAACATCTTCATCACTACTTCTAATTTGAAGTACTTCACCCATATCATTTTTAAGAGTACTTTCATCAGCAATAATATCTAAGGCAGAAGAGATAATTGCATCCGTATCCATTGAATCATAATCTGAGTATAATTGAGGGCGGAGGTATTGATAGTTAAGATTAAGTTGAGCTCCATATAATGAAGTTGAATTAGTAGAATAAATTCTATTAAATCTATCCATTAAGGAGTTATTCATGTATTGTCCTGAGTTTTGGATAGAATTAACATCCATTACTTTCAGTTGGGTTCCCCCTGCATTACGGATAATAACATCTGTAGAAAACAGTCTTCGTAGTCGGGTGAATAGATTAGTATCTGCCATTATTGATTTTATTTATAAATATTAAAACAACCAATTAAGGTTTTCCTGTTGTCCATTAATATCCATATTATATGGATTACCTGGTGTACCTGTAATATATGCACCTTTTAGAGGGCTCCTAGTTGATGTAATATTATTTAGAGCATTTCTTGTAAGATCAAGACTCTGTTGTTGGAATTTTAATGATGTATCTCTTAAATACATTGCAATACCAAAACTCATTACTAAGTCATCATTATACCCAGATTGAGCTTCAGGACGACCATTTTTCCAAACAAATACCTTCATTTCTTCTACTAAACGTTTGGATTGAATAGTAACACTTCTATCACCCACATACTCTCTAAATTTATTTATTATCAAAGGACGTGTTCTAAGTGACATTGTGAATCCAGGAACTAAATTATCTTGATTCTCATATTTATTTAAATATGATTCTGCAGTCATTCCTGAGTCTGATTTAGTAGAGAAATATAAATTTCTGTAGTTTCTTTCTTGAATAGCATCTAATGTTGCCCATCCTATATTAGCGTTTTCTACTGCTAATAATGCTTGATTGTATTCGGTAGCAATAGCTACTAAAAAATAACCAAATTCTTTAGGAGGAAGTTGGCCTTTATATTCGGCAACTTGAGTATTTGTAGCAATATCGATTACATGAAATGTTGAAAAGTCTTTACCATCACCCCGAGCAACGTCTGCTGTAACCATATAATCTCTAGAATAATCTGCAGGTTCCCAAATCCATAGATTCTGATCGGTTCCTCTTCTTTCTAATGGTTCTTTAACTGTGGTTTGAGATAAAAATTCAAGCCATTCATTATAAAATACCACATCACCTGATGTGCTAAAATCACAATCACACTCTTGTGCTGCTATTCTAGGATCACCTAGTAATTCGTCTTGGCGTTTTCTCCAAGTTTCATCTCTTTCAGGGTGAACAAACCACGGTAATTTAATAGGTAAAAAATCATTTTCTTGAGATTCTGCTCTAACCCATGTTTGGTGAAACCAATTACCTGTACCATATGGGGTAGATAATACAATCGCACCACCACCTGTTGCTAAGGTTTGTTGAGCTGATGCCCATATTTCACCAATTCCTTCAATGAATGCTGCCTCGTCAATTAACAATAAAGATACTGCTTCTGATCGGCCTGCGTCGCTACTTGCGGATGTAGCTTTAATCTGAGATCCATTATTGAGTCGTAGGGAAAGTTTATTATTTTCTTCAGCAGGTATTTTTAACCAAGAAGGTAAGTTATCAAACATAAACTTAACTTTGGTTACCATGTTACGAGCAGTTTCTTGTTTAGTTGCTATACATAACACGTTTTTATCTTTATGGAACATCATTAGCCATAAAGAATATCCTGCTGCTAATGTTGATATACCTAATTGGCGAGATTTAAGTACTACAGAGTATGGATTATCTCTCCATAAACGTAATACTTTACTTTGAAATGGGTATAAATTAAAATGAATTCTACCTCTTTGAGGGTGTTGGATAAAACAGTATTTGTTCATAAAGTGCGCCGGATCTTGGGCGCACTTTACAAACTCTTCACGAATTATATCCCTAATATTTGGATTTGGGGATTCACTCATAACTATTTTTTAATATTATTTTTTCTTGCTTATAGCTTTATATAAACTTTTAATAAATGCTATTTCTTCATCATCAAAATCTACATTACCTTTAGCAAATTTATTTGATATACGTTGGCCTACTGCTTTTATATCATCATTAGATACCTTTGGACGACCTTTTTGACCTGTAGAAGGTGCTTTTTCTTTCTTTTCTTTTTCTTTACCAGCAATTACTAAAACACCAGCATCTAATAATTTGTTTACTGTTGTATTAGCTGGTGGTTGGTTTGAGTTAAAGTATTCGTCTGCAATATTAGTTTTAGTAGCAGCAATTGGTTCTCCAGTTTCTTCATCCATTGGAGGATTAGTTATAAATTTAATAACGCGATCTGTTTGAGAAGAAGGCTTCATTGCTTTATATTTTTCTTCCCAACCATCTGCTAATGAATAAACATCAGCAATTCGAGCCATTTCCTCTAGGGATACTTCTTCTATGGTTTCTTTGATTAACTTTCTAAGGAGACTAATTTGTTTCATGTATTGAATTATTTAAGATTTGTTATAAATATATCAAGATCTCAAATAAGATTTAATTTGTTTAATTCTTTCCTCAGTAGTACCTGCTATGATTCCAAAGTTTTGGATATGATTTAGATTTTCATTGATAACACCTTTAATAGTTATATCAATTAACTTACGATAATCAGCATTTGTTTCTCTTACCCCATTATCTTCAATATCAACTCCAATAGGTGATACATAGAATATGTAATCATATTCCCAAATTAATGGAGCAGCATATTTAACAAATGCTTCTTTATATTCATCATGAATTGAGTTAGCACATTTAGCAAATGAAATTACATCAATAATTGTTCTATCAGTAATAACATTTTCACGCATTAACTCAGAACAACGTTCAGCTAAGAATATTGTTTGTCCTTTTAATGTGCTATCAGTATTTAACGGAATGCCTAAATCGCGTAAATATTTACTACGTTCAGTAGCAAAATAATAATCTTTAAATTCAGGTAATTCTTTTAACGCATTTACTAATGTAGATTTACCTACACTCATTGTCCCACAAAATCCTATTTTCATATTATAAAGATAATTAAAATCTAGCTTTAGCCACACTTGATTTATACCATGGTAACCCTACACCATCTTTTTTAGCCTTTTTATGACTATCTTTAGAATGTTGAGTACCATTAATATAATATTCTTCTCTACCTTCTGGGGTAATTAGTGCTGGTCCATCCCAGTTGTGGAGTTTACCATCTTTAACATAACGTACTGTTCCATCAGGTGAGGTGTACTTTTTAACTTGCAACGTTGGATCAATTGACATATTATTTTGATTTTAATTTATTTTCTATAACTTTTAATACTTCTTCCTTAGAAACCGGATTTAATACTTCTTCATATTTAATCATATCTCTTGGATATTCTTTATTGTATATTCTAGTAACATTTTCAGTTGGTTCATGGTAAGGAGGAGTAAAATCACTTATTAAAAATACATGAGCGTTGCAACCCCATGCTAACCAAGACAATCCAGATGAATTACCTACAAAAAATTCAGATTCAGCTAAATCTTTAATACGATCTTCTAATGGATAATCACCAGATTTATTAGTAACATTTTTTAAATATGAGTATTCTTTACTAATTACTACAACTTCATATCCATACTCATTAAATAAATCAACAATTGCTTGCCAACCTCCTATAATGTTCCATTCTTTAGTTTTTAAACTAGCATATTCACTTAAACATACTTTTTTTCTACGAACAACATTAGGGTAGTTAATTCTTGGTTTTGCTTCTTTATATTCTAATCCTAAAATATCTGTTGCAATTTTTTGTAATGGATTATTTAAATATAAACTAGGTTGATATATAGGATTATAGGTATTATTGGTACCTATATAATATTGAGCGGAAACATTAGAAATTTTAACATTAGGAGCCACAAACATTATATCAGGATATGTTTGTTCAAATAATTCATTAAAAAATGTAGAACAAATTACATTACACTTATGTTTAACTCTAAATTGTTCTATATAATCAATCCATGCTAAATTATCTCCTAATGCTCTAGCGTCCATTTTGATAAAGACTACTTTATTTTCTAAATCTAAAGTATGAGTGAGTAAAATATTTCCATTCTCATCCTTAAAATTTAGTTTCCATTTGGTGTAATATTGTCTAACTCCAGGGACTGGTTTGAAATCAGCTAATATATTTTTGGTTCT